AACAAACGAACAAAATCAGCCGCCGGGCCCGCATACTTGCCCGGCTCGCCAACATGCCGCCAAAAATCCGCTTCCGCTTGCGCCGCTGGAATATTCAGCTCCGCCGCTTTCGCCCTCATCTCTTCTAACTTCACAATAAAATTAGCCGCCTCGCGACGAATCGCTCCCTCCGTCATCTTATTAGCTGTATCCTCCACAATATTGTCAAACGACGCGTTCAAATTATCTAACTGCGACTTCAAAATACCCGACTGATATTGGGCATTCGACGCCGAATGCGGAACCGTAGACTCCACGATAGACGCCTCCGCATTCGTCTTCCGCGCCTGCGCCTTCAAACTTTCAACCTGCGCGGCCGCAACACGACCAGCATTTACATCCACCTGCGGCGCTTGCATCGCCGCCTGCGTCGCCACATTAGGACTACTAGCACCGTCCATCGCCGCCAACATCGGATTAAGCCCTGCAGCTTTCAAATCCGCAACACGACGAACGATTTCCGAATTAGCCATCATCCCCGCCCATGACTGCGACCGAAGAGTAGCTTGCCTATTCTCGCGCTCGGCGAACCGATTACCAGCCGCGCTGATACCACCCTGCAACAACGTCGGTGCAGCAGCCGACCAAAAACCGGCCATTAGAAATGATCGACAAGGCCCGGCACCGAATGCATCGGCAACGGCCTGGCCGCCCTCACATCAAAAAACGCATCGAAAATAATCTGCTGCCCGGCGGCTTCCGCCCCGACCGCTAAAACCCGCTCTAACGGCGGAGTATCCGAAATAAACGTACTATTCAACGTCGGAGCCGACGTAAACCGCTGCGCCAAATGCCACGCGTCAATCGTACTCGCCGCAGTACTGCGCATTAACGACGTAATCTGCGACGGATCGAACCGGTACTCATCCCAACGCGGACGATAACCAAACACAGAGTCGTCATTTGCAGGAATGCCCGTGCAATAAATCTCTTTCATCAACACAGACTGCTCACCCAGAGACGCAAACGCAGGAAAATAAAAATCCTCGCGCGTATTACGCGACCACATCCGCGGGACACCTTGCTGATAAGTCAACTCCGCACGCACATTTGCTAAACCGACAATATAGCCATGCTCCGTAAAAGAACCCGAAAAACCATGATTCGCCACGGCATGCGCATACGCGCCCAAACCACCTAGCGGCGTATCCGCCGTCTCCGACGTCTGGGCAACTTGATTCAATTGAACCACCGTAGATCCGCCGCCGATATACTCAGGACGCTGAAGACGCGCGTCCGGAGACGAAACGCCAAAATGCGAACGAACCAACTCCGTGTAACGCGTTCCGCCACGCGCATCCCGCTCGAGCAACTTCTGATACTGAAACGCGAGGCGAATCGAATTGATTGTCGCCGCCGTGGCGGAAGACAAATCCGCATAAACCTTCGGCATCCACAAACCGCCGCCGGTATCCTCCGCTTCTACACGAACATCGGACGCTCCAAACCAATCCAAATACTGACGACCTCCACCAGTCTCATAAATATCAATATCCGTACCACTTTTCACCGCCGTTGAAATCACGCCCAAACCATCAATCGGCGCCACCGTACCCAACGGCAAAGTAACAGGGTCACCCTTCTGTGTCCACGGCAAACACGTCGTGAAATAATCCGGACGCTTACCACGACGACGCAAAACATAATTGCCAATCGTATCCGGCCCATCATCCGTATCTACCGTCAAAGAATCTTGAAGATTCTCATCACGAAACCACTCGTCATAAATCAAATTATAGGCCCGGAACGGCAAAGCATTCACATACAAATCCACACTCGTCACCTGACCCGTCGTCGGTAAGCCCATATAGTCCCACAGACTACCTACGCCAACACCGGTATGCGCCGCCGGATATTGCAACTTCGGGATAACATACGACGTACTCGAGTCGGGATTCGGACGTCGCTCCCCCATAAAATTGACCCAATGCTCCCACACCAATCGACACGGAACGAAGAAAAAAAACGTCTCTAAATGCACGTTGTCCATAAACGGAAAAATCGGCGTCGCTAAGCGAGCCAACACACTCATACGACAATTGAATTGATCCCCCGGCAAAATCTCGTTCACGTAGATCGGCACCAAATAACCCGCGTCAAAGCACGTCTTTAACGTCTTCTGAATACGAAAAGCACTCCGAGGCACTTCAGCACGCGGCACCATTGAAAAATCATGCGTATCGACAGATTTATTACGAAACATAAAATCTCCTCGCAAATAACTTCACCAAGTAAATCATTTCACCAAATCGACACCGCGCACCACCTGAACCGGCCCGGCCTTCAACGGCTCCACAGAGCCCGCCACATCATCAAAAGCACCTACCTCGTACAAGTGATAGTCCTCAGGATGCGCCGAAAACGACTTATCCTCGCCGTTAACCGCATCAGCAAAACCCCGAATCGCTGACCCACGATTCGGAGCCATAAAAGGACGCGAAAACGTAGCACTCGCACTATCAAAAATCGAAAACATAGAAAATCGCATATAAGCTCCTATAAGCAGCGTTGCTTAAATTTAAGCCGTGCACTCGCTACTTCTTCGAGCACGGCCATACGATCCGGCTCATTATCATGAGCCGCATCCAAAGAGTGTTCAAACCTCTTAAACTCCAAATCCATCACCAAACGATCGCCTAACACGGCGTCGTAGCGCCTCGGGACGGCGCAGACGCCGCCCCCTTGGCGCACGACGCCGAGACTTGCTTCCAAGTCACCGCTAAACCGTTCAGCCCACGGAACACCAATCCCGGGCTTTAACGACATCCTAGCGAATTCCGGTTCAACACGAAAAGCTTCGCCCGTAAACACATCAAAAGACCAATAATGCTGATCCGCATCATTACCGACCACCTTCTTAACACAATAACGCGCTACATACGCGGCAGAATCAAAGGTCACATCGCCAATAGAGCTAAATCCGTACCTCCATAATCTCTCAAGCGATTCAGACCGATATAAAAAATGCCCCGAAGGTAACCGTCTCCAAAAAGTACGATCACTAAAATGAACACCAAATAAACAAGCATGAAAATGCGGGCGAAAACCTTCCTCACCGTACTCGCCACACATAAAAAAACGCGACCCTGGATATTGCTTCCGCAGTCGCTTCATAAACAGCTGAAAATGACGATAAACCAATTCCCTTGGTACATTCTCATCGTCATAAGTTAACGTAACAAAAGAGTTGCAATCGTGCATGGACGCCTCGTGCATCACTCGCGTTGCCCATTCCTGACTGCGAAACAGTCGGCACCCGATACAACGGCCACATCGCAACTTCAACTCGCGGCGAATATCCATTCCGCCGCGCACCGAAAAAACAACCTTGCCTTCTCCCAACTGGTAGGCGTCCAGCGGATGAAAACACCGCACACATTACAATCGATAACCACCACGCATCGGCGGCGGCTGAACGTTAATCGACTTGGTGCGAGACACGCCCGAACTGAACCGACGCGACGACTTACCCTTATTCACAGGGCTTCGATAGGAAGGACGCATAAAACCTCCAGAAGTTAACCAGGGGGAAGAAAGGGAAAAGCCGCTTATCACGGCGGCTTTTACTCCAAAGGGGCGGGCCTGCACTGCCCTCCTTTGGAAACCCCTAAGACACCATAGCACAAAGCCATGGTGTCACCTAGACCATTTACATCAAGTAACAAACTGGTCTAATCGACGAAGGGCAAAACCTTCGTAATCTTATAACTCATGCCGGAACCCCGGAAACGACCCTCGAGAACCTCCACGCCAAACGCCCGGGCGTCCTTCACGTCCTTGCCACGAGCTACCATCACAAAAGATCGAACAGTCCCCTTACCCGGGTCCGCAACCTTATACGTAACTTCAAACAAAACATCCGAACCGCCATCCACACGCTTTTGCTCAACCATAACGCCTCCAACCAATAAAAAACCCACGGCGCTATATTACGCCGTGGGCTATAAAAAAGGTAAATTATAACAAATCTTTACACTTTGGACTTATTTCCATCGCCAACATCACCACCAGAAACAACAGCAGGAACACCACCCTCAGCCACAACGGCAGCTTTCGGGACCGCAAGACCCATTCGACGCATCTCATCCAAATTTTTTTCATCGCTGCAAAACTCCACAAAACGCTGAGGATCGTTGCCAAACCGCTCACGCACCTTGCCGTCCAAACCCATAAAACGCTGCCTCGCCAGCAATATCGCATCCTGCGCAGTTCGAAAATCCAGCACCGACGTGAAATCCCCGTACGTTACCGGCTGTACCGAACCCGCCGGGACAATACCTCGCCGAAACTGCGAGACAATCACGTTAATGTCGGCCGCCGCCGCCATACTCTGTTGCGTGCGCGACGGGTCCTTACATTCCAAGCCCGATGCGACCGACGCTTCCGCTGTATCATAACAAAAATCCTTGCGTTTAAGGTTGCGGACCCGGGTAAGGGGACTGTTCGATCTTTTGTGATGGTAGCTCGTGG